CTTTCTACAAGAATATACTGCTATTAAGCTTCCTCTCGGGTTTTTTACTAAACGCGGGAAAGATGGTATCTCTGCCTACCATAATTCGACTACCGGCAGAAATTTGGGTTGCAGGTAAGAAGAAGAAGAATTGACAATCTTCTCCTTCGAACAATAACCTAATCAAAGGTCACAGAACTAGTGATAAGGAGTGGTTGCTTTAAAATCTACACCTTAAAACCAGTTAACGTGAGCCGCATTATTTCTAAGGGCCACTAGATTTGGACTTGGGTCTCGAGAAATAATTTGACTATCCTAAATAGCTAGATCGTGAAACGGCAAATATGATTAAACGCGATGCCCAGATATTGAGAGAAATTGAATTCTAGAAGGAGAAAAACAAAGAAGATTATAAAGATATGGTACAATAACTTCAAAAGCACGTTGCCGACACTCTAGATGTTAGATATGGTAAGATTGTATGGTGGAATGGAGATTGGTATTACAGTCCTACCAATGGATATTGCGCTCAAAAAGTGGTACTTTTCGACTATGCCTTGCGTGGTGGACAAAACACCTTCAGTAAATTTTACTATTAAATGACTATTCCTTAGGCGATGTTTCTATTCGAGAAGCACAATTTGAAGAATATAAATAATTTCTATGTTTCCATACTACCTAATAATGCTGGTGCACACTGTTTATTCAAAATAGATCTATAATACATGACTTCTAACAATATGTTTAAAAATGTGAAAAAGATCGAAGAATAATAGAGACAATTACGTAAGTTAAAAGCGCTCAAGAAATAGAAAAAGAAGTAAAATAAGGACAAGAAAATGCAGAAAGAACTAGAAGAGTATGCTAAAGTAGTGGAATCACCTCAATAGAACAAAGTTGCTAAAAAGAAGGTCGACAAAACTGTAAGAGAAGAGAATAAGAATTCATCCTTCATAGATGATCAAGGACGTGAGTTACCTTTTGACGTAAAAATCGACAAGCATTTCGAACCCGAAGAGTTTTCAAAGGACAATCTCAAGGAGTATAATAAGAAAGCAGATCAATACTGGAAGAAGATGAGAATAGTAATAGAGCGACTCAATAAAAGGATTGGAGCATTACATATGGGAGATTGTGATTTTTGTCCTCATATTAAAAAAGTGTAACTTTGCCTGACAGACAAACTATATATGAAAAATACATTTATATGGTCCGAATCTTTCTTCCGTAACTTAGGTGCAGTTCGTAAAGCGCTAAACGCAACTGAAGACAATTTCTGTTAGAACTGTGTGCACAAATGTTTCGTCACTGATAGCTTCTAATTCATGAAAAGCGCATAGAAGTTTGGTTATTTGGAACCTTATGAAAAACTTGGATTCTACTTCAACAAGAAAGTGGCTGGTTCTACATACCAAATTTCTCCTGAATGTGGTAAAAATTAGGTAGTAGTTGATGGAAAGATTGTGGACATTGACGACTTAGATGCTTCATAGATTTCAGAAGGCATGGTTCTATTTGAAAACGCTGAAAATTAAGACTGTCAGCAAGGAACAGAGGATCTTTCAAATTATCACTTCCGTAAATACCTTAAATAATATCTCATTAGTAACACTGTATAGAAATTCAAGGAAATCTAATAGTATTCCAAAGATCGTCTATCTAGATTCTATCATTACATTCAGATCAAATTATCACCTTCAATTGACACCTAGACTAAATAAAAGGTACTCTATGAAGCAAAAGTTACTTATTATTAGAGATTCATTTGGTTCATTGAAGATGTCGCGCAGTATTTTAAAATCCATAGATCACCAAATCGTATTGACAATTTAGAATAATCACAAAAATTGCCTCATGATGAAATTAACAATTCGGGTGATAGCTTGCGTACTATATCATATAATCAAAATAATAAGCCAGGAATAATTTCTCGTGCGGTTCATAAACTCAAGTATAGCGAATCCGTTCTAACTTTAAGGAATTGAATGTAAAATTTAAGGAGGGCTATGGCTTAAAGAGGTCGTTCTATAGGGGATCTAGCGGTCAATAGTACCAATAGTTGTATAGACAAGCTTATGAAAAGATAGAGCTTCGTTAAATGTGTTGAATTTACAATTGATTCTGTCACTGCTATCCGTGAGCATGTTCACAAAGTAATACTTAAAACTCCTGTTTGTCCCACTGTATAATAGCAATTAATGAATTCCTAGCCACATGCTGGATTTGACTAGATTAGTAGAAGTTCCGATCAGATCGTGGATTAGCAATCTTATATTGAACTTGAGACACTCCAGGATAGTATCGATGATCCACCTATCAATGAGGACCCTTTTTCGAACACGCATCCGCTCCCTATTAATAACCACGAAGAAGAAAATACAGGAGGCTAGAATGCACCTGATGAAGTGCTTAACGTGCCAGATGTGGATGATCATTCAGAAGTGAATGCTGATAACGACTAGAACCGTCAGGCAGAAAATAATGGCAAATCGATTAATTCTCAGAATCTTCCAATTAGTGATAAACTCGACCTACTCAATAAAAGTGTGTCAGATATTGAACCTCCTTCGCATAATGAAAATTCCGTGGATTAATCCGAAATATCTCAGTTCTAAGAATGTGTCAACAGCATTGGATCGCGCGATGGGGAGAATCATCGAATTAAAAATGTTGATGTGCCACATAAAATTTTGTAATTAGCTGATCAAGGATTGTACGATTATAAGAAATTTTCTAGTTCAACGGAAGACTTATTATGGAAAACTATGATAAATATTACTAATTGTTAACGAGAGTACAATAAGGACTTCCTCAGGAACACAAAATAACCTGAAATTTAGAAATTATCCAGCGTCGAAGAAGAAGAATCTGAAAGTTATCTTAGTGGACGATAGTTTATGAGACAGGCCGATGCCATTACTGATCGTTGTCTAGCTGCCCAAAAGAAACCTATGGTATTTGTCACTCCGAAAACGAAGAGCCGTCTCAATAGCAGCCTATATGAGAAGTGTTTTAACGCACCTAAAATAAACTTCAACCGTCGTTCCAAATCCTTTTCATAATCATAATAGCTTTCCTAAACTGTTGATTTGCACAATCTAAAAGTCGCGGGTTAGACTATAGAAATGATCCCTCAATCTTATCTTGATAATTTATTCGAATAGGACAATGCCCGGTGGTATTATAAGAATGCAATATATCGTAAGATACCCGTTTACGGATATGAGCCTATGGAGGAGTTTGGAAACGTTTATGTTAGTAAACATCATGAAACGCCGCTGTATCGCAAAACTAGCGCCACCGATTTCTATCCACCTCTACTGACATTCTATGATGCTCTTAATCTCGGTCTGGTGCCAGAAACGTATCTTCCCACTAAGCTTAAGTATTAGTAATACAAAGAACCTGACTACACTTCGCTTTCTATTAAATAGCGATTCCAATATAATCTTTGGTATACTAAGACGGAATAGGAATATTATGATAGTGGAAAATGGGGCCCTCGTTGTGGAGAACCTCAAATTCCTTCGCCTCTGAGATAGTTGTGGAAAATAAAATTGTCTACTAGAACGGATTGTATCGATGAAGGTTATAACGACGTTTTGAGAAATAAGAAAAATCACCTTGACTTCTATGCTAGACCTCACAGACAGAGTTTTCGTAATCTCGCAAAAAGAATTGATCAGGCCGCTAATGTCATGTATTTTTATGAGCAATGTCATCCTATGTGCATGTAATTTTGGTGGACAAGGCTATTCCCAAAAGTGTATGAAGCCACTATGCTCAACATGAATTATTTCACTCCTCTAGAAACAATTCAAACAGATCAAACGTATGTGCCTATCCTTCATGAATACACTCAAATTTCCAAATTTAAAAAGAGAAGTATTCCTATTATACCAAAGCGTTCTGACGAAGATGTATTTGAAACAAGATTCATTGTTAAACGGAAGAAGAAAATCCCTCAAGTCATCCTCAATGAAGCCCTTATCAATCAACAAGAAATTCCCATAAATTAAGGAGTACGACCTATTGAAAATTCCAATGATGATTGAATACTTCCAAGTCCCCTCGATAGCTAAAACGATTTCCCGATGATTGAAGAATTGAATTTATCGTAACACGGAACAGAGGACGTCCCTCTTGGTAATAATGAGGTTGTGAATTAGGATAATTAATATTTCGAAAATTTGGGTGATGAGTTGGGGAGTATGGCCACTCCAGACTTTAGTGACATTATAGAAGAAATAATTGATGAAGAGTCATTTTAAGGACGACAATTGTTATCGTAGGCAAATAGCCGAATGACAGACAATATAATCATCGGACCAGCACAGCTTCAAGATCTCTAAGAAGTTGATAATCAAAGCGCTCACTAGATTAATTAAATTCAGTAAGATCAACAACCACTTATAAATCCTCAAAATGCCCCCGTTTAGACGTAATCCGTTGAAGACGCCCCTGTTTAGACATAATCTGTTGAAAACGCTCCTAGAGACATCGAAAGCATTCTTCGAGACCCCGATATGCAGAACTTAAGCTAAGACGATTTCTAATAGCTTCGAGACCCACTCACTTATGATGATGGGCTCTTCTAAGAAGTCCTTGCAGAAATAGCTGAAGATTTCGATCATCCTTAACATGCCAATGAATTCCTTGAGTAAGTATGTCAGTATGGCTCCCGTACCCTTGATAAAGAAACGGATATCGACCTCTAAATAACATAGGAGATGACATATAAATAGATTGCATCTAAGATTGAATTGCGTGCTAGACAGTCTGTTTTAAAAGTGTTCGGCAGAATCAAGACTGCTGGTTCTAAACTCATGGAAGTGTTCATAGTCGACTTCATGAATAGAAACAAAATCAAGATGGATTAGAGGCCTAATTTTGACATCAATGCTTATAGCACCAATGACAGCCAACATGGATTATTGTGAACTGTCGCCACCAAAATGTAAGTCAATGCAATGACCCAAAGTAACGGCACTCCAAATAAGTTAGTGATTGACTTTAATAGTAAACTGTCTGTATTGCGTCAAGCCGCATAGATTGACTTACTCAATCAAACACGCTCTGATTATATCGGTACTAGATATCTTTTCTGGCAATAGGATGAAGATTATGTTAGGTCAAACGGGTTGCAGTACGGAATGAATCAGTTGAGTATAGCAAACAGCAATAATTTCTTAGGCTACTTCGTGTTTATTCCTGCTCATGATGTTGCAGACGATGCATTAGAGTATCCCAGCGACTTCCAAGATCATATAATTCAATTTAGAAGGTTACTACGTAGCCTAATACTCTTAAGAGGTTACTAACATGTCGACATATGTTTCAATGATGTACATTACTATATTACGGTCGATCAAGAAAAATATTGGAATGAAATGATCGCGGGTCTAGAGGAAGAGTTTGGTATCACAATATATTGTAGAGTCACGGGATTTAAATTTCCTAGAGTCAATGGACATCTTAATATTATCGATAATGAAGGAACTTGTTCAGTTAATAATGGAAAGGTGGAATTGTATGCTCGAGGTAATGGACAACCATACAGACATAGTGATATTTGTGTCCTTATGGAATCTAAATTAGATTTTGATTTAAGCGCGGGTATTTAATAGAATAGCAAGCTCACCTACAATTGTTGGTACGGCAGAAGATTAAAATTCAAAAGACTAGTGTATCCCAATCTCTATCATTAGATAAACTTTAAGTAGAATCGTAGATAGCATATCTGGAAGAACGTTAAAGATGCTAGCTTAGATCTTCGTCAATCGGCTAAATTGATATCCGGCTATAACTAAAGTGAACGTTTTAGATAGTTAGACATCCTTATTGAATTGGTCTAAGAATTCTATGACGTGATCAGTGTGTTCCATATGTTACCGTTCAAAAATCCATTGCGTAATCAGATCGCATTTGTTAATGATAAAGTGGAATTATTTTATTCTGTCGAATTCGTGTGTGGAATAACATATTTTATGGTCAACGGAATAACTGTGATTTTGTATGCCGCTATACTACTTAATGTCTTTATCACTTGGTAACTTATTTATTGGACTACTGGATTTAGTTTGCTTTTGGTATTGCCACATCTGGCAATATGCTGCGTATTATAATATCTCCTAATACCCGTATGGTTTAGGTGTGTTGCGGGCATATTTATTAAGAAAGTACATTAATTGATGTCATATGCAGATGGCAAAGCTTATGCAGATATCGGATATATAAGAGGTAAAGTGGAATTGTGTTTCAATGGAGTAATGCGTGCCGAGAAGAATGCTCATTACAGCGCTGGTCTGGCTAGAGCTAGAGTAGAAAATAAGTAAACGATCCACGACATTGAGGAGAAATAAAAGGCGCGTAAAGAAGCTTTTAAGTAAAAAGTGGAAAAAGAAAAATAGCGTTAGTAGCAACAGTAAGAGTAACAGTAATAGCAAGGTTAGACTCAATTTGATGCGGTACCCGGAAATATCAATAATCCTCTTGGACAGTAGAACGGCGAGATTCTTGTTGCCGGAAAGTCTATCCAGAAAAAGAAGCCCGATTCCGAGACGCCATAACTGAATACTGACCATTAAGACTTGAAAAAGATAGAATTTTATGACTTGGACTCCTAGCAATAAATAACAAAAGAAAGTTGGTTTGAATAATTACGTGAACATCCGCCGTTTCACCGTCGTGCGATATAGACAGGCCATACCATTCTTAAACTAGGGGAAAAAATAAATAGTTACTGTTGGTCACCGAAATCTGCTAATAATATCGTTTTCGCTATCTGGAATAGAATGTTGAGTCATACGATAAAGCCCACTAAAAAATTTCTAAAAATGATGAAGAGATTTTGCCGGCTCAAAGTTTCATAACTAAATCACTTGCCTGATTCTAGCCTTCCGGATATCGATGAGATTTTAAAACGAAAAAAGAATTATACTTCCACTAAGAAAAAACGTTATTAAGAAACTTGCCATAAGCATAAAGTCGACAAGAGTAAATTCAGACTATTCTTTAAATTCTTTTTAAAATTTGGTGAATAATACACCACCTTTTAGGATGTTGATGAAAGCGATGAATTGTACAACGAATCTAGTCGTAGCAGAGCTATTGCTGGAGCAGCAAATGACATACAAGGCTTACCCTATTTGTGGGCCTAATGGCTGATAATGTCAATTGCCCCGTAAATACCTGGTTTTAGTTATCGTACTAAAGCTATAAATTTACGAGACAAATTTTAGGAGAATTTTAAATATCACCGTTATACAGTTTCCACTGATTTCAGCTCTTTCGATGCCACTATAAGTTATGATCTCAAGAAGGTTACTGAACATATCCTTATTAAACACTACCTAGAACAATTCCAACGTCGTTCACTCTAACTTGGATACTTGTAAAAGAATATAGATTAGTGTCGTGAATTCGTTCTAAGAGAATTTACGGATTTCATCTTTACTCAGCATAATTTGATGTGTAAATTCACCATACGAGGACAAAGGGCAAGCGGCGACCCATTTACTACTGTTGGAAACACTTTCATTAATTATATAGTGAATGCCTTTTATTGTGACTTGGTCGGCTTGAAAGATTATAGATCTAGCCAATCTGGAGACGATTTTATTATTTGTTTTCGAACTTTCTAAGAAGCACTACATTACAAATATAATATGGATCTTGTTTTCTGTAGCAGCAAAAAATAGCCGATCAATGAAAACGACCCCATTTCTGGCATCTGTTGCCCTCCGGATGAACGTAGTATTGATTATGATTATGCTTATTATTGCTCAAAGCATATTGGATACCGAAACGGCTAAGTATTGATTCTCACTGATGTCAAGAACTTCATGGTCAATAGCCGATATTATATGGGTCATAGTACAAAGATGATAGGATCACCTGGAGAACATGCAGCAGCTGTAAGTCGAGCTAAATTTCTAGCGTCTGTTGGTTGCAAAAGGATGTAGGACATAGCAACAAGCGTCTAACGTCTCCATGGCTCTAGCTTTGTTTATGATGTGAGAGAATTCTATCAACGATTTGGTGATTTCTGGGACGACTTAGAATAAAACGTAGATGATATTGAAGATTTCGCTCTAGAGTGTTTCTCAATGTATGACATGAACCTTCCTCTTATTCAATATTAATGCAATAAAGGTTACAAGGAAATTGATCTTTATGATTCATTTAATGTCACAAATTTGAATCTTGGTTATCGTGTGGTTGATGGTGACATCATGGTGGCCGGATATACTAAGAAGAAGCATAGTCTTGCGAAATCTGTCTATAGTAATAGACAGATTAATACACCAAACGAAAATTAAAATGTCCAAGCAAACAATGCGATATCCAATAGAGATAAACCATAGAGGAAAGAAGTAGCTTCTTCTAAAAGACATGCAAGAAGTGATGAATGCCATATAATAGGCAGAAACCCCCGAAATCATGGTGAAGCTGCTTAGCGAAACCAGAGAAAAGGTCGGCAAATGGTTGACCTAATTCTCTGCTAACCCAAAAGTCAGCGAGAACGTTCTAATGGAATACATGGACAGACGACGTTCCGAAAACCCAATCGGAATCACCAATCCCCAGACTATAAAGTCGAAGAGAGAGAGTACTTTCGAGAAGAAAGTAAAAAAGGCCCTCTACAAGCAGAGTCAATTAATTTAGACCCTTCAACAAGAACAGAAGGAGTCAAAGGCTAGAATAGCCAGCTTGGAGAGGAAGAATAAGAGTCGGAAGAAGGTTGATGAGACCTTCAACTTAAAGTATGATGACTCTTGTGAATTCGACTACAACGAGAAAAGTAGTCTTAATTTCTTATCGTGACCACGTGGAATATGATAGTAAGTTCCCGTAGTCAAATTTTGACCCTCTATCAAAACCGTGATTTATTCACAATTATTCAGCTTCTTAAGCTGGTGCTGTTGCACTTGAAAAACATACAATGCAGTCTTACAGAATATAACCCAAAAACCTTCATCCCAACGTAAATTCTATTTGCGTCTACTCACTAGAACTTCCTGTTTTAATGAGTTTGGAGAAAATTAATTTTCTCTGGGAAGAAGCAAAAAAGAGAATTAATTTTCTCTTTTTCCGAACAATGCCCA